AAAACTTTAATGGTTGGAGCAACGTTTACCGAAACTCAATTTGAACATTGGATAATTGATGAAGCCGAAGTGATTGGAGAATATCTGCATAACCAAAAATAGAATTTACAAAAAGAATACAATTTGTAAAATTTGTTTAATGTTATTGTTGGAAAATCCCGTCATAAATTAGAGTAATGTTACATAGTGAGGGATACATCCGACAAATTATGTCACAAAGTTAGGTAGTAATACTACTGATTTTATATGCTAAATTTTATAATATGCACAATATCAAACCTTTTATATGCACAAAGGTATAATGAGAAACGAACACGAACATAAACTCCAGGTAGCAATATGCAAATGGCTAGACTGGACACAGGACTTTTACTATTATGCAATTCCAAACGGAGGGGCAAGGCATAGGCTAGTTGCAATTAAACTAAAGATGGAAGGAGCAAAGGCTGGAGTGGCTGATATGTTTTGGATGTGTTCTAATAAGAAATGGAAAGGATTGTTTGTTGAGGTTAAGATTGAAAAAGGAACTCAGCAACCAAATCAAAAAGCATTTGAACAAATAGCACTTAATCACGGGTATTATTATGCAATTGTAAGGTCGATTGAAGACTGCGAGAGTTTAATTCGTAGATTTAGATTAGATGAGATATGAAATCAATTAATTCTTTAAGCGGAGGCAAAACTTCAAGTTACCTTGCTTATCATTATCCAGCAGATTATAATCTATTTTCTTTAATTAGAATTGAGGACAAAAGATGCACTCCTAAAGATTTAAAATTAGTTCAATTTATATCTGATAAAATAGGGCAAGAGTTTATTGCAACTGCTGAATCTGATATAACTTTAAAAGCAGTAATTGACTTAGAGCAATTGATAGGCAAAGAAATTCTTTGGGTAACGGGTAAAACATTTGAGCAAACAATAAGTAAAGCTGGAGGATCACCACCAAATATGATTTGGAGATTTTGCACAACTGAAATGAAGATGCGACCTATTTGGGATTGGTGGTTTAAACACATTGGGGAAAAAGTAAAGATGGGTATTGGATTTAGATACGATGAAATGGAAAGAGCAGAAAGGCTAAGTACTTCATTCAAGGGAATAGTAGGTAAGCAAGGGGGGGGGGTACGAAACAAATGGGAAGAAATAGAATGGAGAGAAGGTTACTTCCCTTTGATTGAAAATAAGGTTAATCATTACGATGTAAAAAAATGGGTTAATACAACTCAATTAATATTTCCTGAGGACTCAAATTGTGTGGGATGCTTTCATAAGCCATTACAACAATTAAGAAAGAATTGGGATTTAGAAACTGAAAAGATGCAATGGTTTGCAGACCAAGAAACAAAATCTAAACGATTTAAAAAGGAAGGTACTTATGAGCAATTTAAAAAAATCGGATTGCAACAAGACTTTTTCTTTGGAACTGGAAGCGGATGTCAAGCTGGATATTGTACCGACTAAATGAAAGATAATCATTTAAGTGCAATCAAATGGATTACAATGAGACTACAACGACCAACTATTCAGATAGTTATCGACTGCGCTACCTATCTTGACTTGAATTATAGCCTTGAAATAAACCTTAATCGAATCAAAATGGAAAGCGGTGCTTCATATCCAGCATTTCGACAAACTAAAAAAATCAAGGATTATTTGGAAAAGCACGGATTATAATGTAAACTTTGCAAATGGAAAAGATTAAATATCAAGGAGTTATCAAAGAAGAGGTCAACCATCCTGAGCATTATCAGGGTAATGGCATTGAGGTCATTGATATAATTGATTCATTTGACTTAAACTTTAATCTTGGAAACTCAATTAAGTACATACTGCGAGCTGATAAGAAAGGATTTAAAAAGAAAGATTTAGATAAAGCGGTTTGGTATTTGAATCGGGAACTTGAAAAGTGGAAAGGTTAATTTGGGAAGCCATTGCGGTAGGAATTATCGAAGTGGCTTTTATCGTTTATTTTATTAATGAAATAATCAGAAAATCAAAGGAATGACCAGGTCGCAAATCATTGAGGAACTTTATAATTCAAAGGAAATTAAAAGCGCCTTGATGAAAGTACATCCATCTGAATTACGTGAAGAATTAAAACAAGAAATGTTCTTGGCTTTATGTTCAATATCAGATGAAAAGTTTTGGTCACTTTACAATAGCAAAGGAGTAAATGGAGTTCCGTTTTGGGGAGTGTATAATAAAAACGGAAATGCTGGTATTCAATTTTGGTTAGTAAGATGTATGCTTAATATGATTTATTCAACGGGAATGAATCAGCCATTCTTTAGACACTTTAGAGCCAAGTTTGAATCGATTGATGGAATAGAAGACTTAGTTCAAATTGAGGATGATTCTAAGGATTACAAAGAAAAGCTATTTAATCGAGTGGAGGTAGCACGAAAAGAATTATCCTGGTACGAAGATATGCTACTTGACACATACGTCGAATTGAATTTTAATCAAACTGAGATTTCGAGAAAGACTGGTATTCCGTATATGTCGATTGTCAAAACGATTTCAAACATTAAAAAGAAAATAAGGGATGAAGCCTGATGAGAAAGCTAAAAGTTTATTAATTAATGCCTTGTATTTTTGTGGCAATAAAGCATTTGCTTTTGAATTAGCTTTGTACTTTTGTTCATTAATTCTTGAGCAAAAACTAAAGGCAGATGATCGTGCTTACTGGAGTGTGGTTCAAGATGAAATTTACCAAACAAACAAATGATAACAATAATCGCAGCCGTTTCTTTTGCAGTCTTTTTTACAATGACAAATTTATATCAGTCATTCGGACTAAACTTTAAACCTTTTAGTTGCACTCCCTGTCTAAGTACCTGGAGCGCCATCGTTTTAATTGTCGTTCCTATGCAGTTCCAAGAATGGATAGCAATCGTGTTTAGTTCAGGAATATTAGGAGCAGTCATTTATCGATTAATAAATAAACTATGACCGAGCAAGAGATAGCATTTATAGAAGCCAACATAATTAACTTTGAGGCAGTTGCTTTGGGGTTTACTAAAAACATTGACCGAGAAATACTTGAGGAGTATGCGACCTTATATCGTAAATATGTCAACAAGGATTTTAATTTCAATTCGTGGTGTGGCTCTTGCGTGTTTGATATGCTCAAAAGATTATCAGCACATTACGAAGGTGTTAAGTACATAGCCAAACTCAACCAACCAAAACCAAACGATGTCCAAACTAAGAATCTGCGCAGTCGGAAGTAGACATTCAGGAGTAACTTACCATCGCCTTGCGTTACCATTATCGGTTATGCAAAAAGAATACTGCATGATAACTGATTCGATGACCGAAGAAATGCTTATTGAAAAGGACATTAATGTGGTCGTGGTTAATCGGTTTTGTGAATTGATACCCTTACCCGATTTATTAAAATGGAAGGCTAAGTTAGGCTTTAAATTGGTTGTCGATATTGATGACTACTGGGAGTTGTTCAGTCAGCATTTATCTGCCAAGACTTACCGAGATTTAAATATCCCAAATATCATTAAGCATTATATCAAAGTGGCTGATGTAGTTACGACAACTCATAACCGATTGAGAATTGAAATAGTAAAGATAAATCCTAACTGCTATATTTTGCCAAATGCTTTGCCATTTGACCGTGACCAATTTACTGCCACAAGAAATGTTAACGAATTAGTTACCATTGCGCACACGGGAAGTATCACTCACTTTCCTGATATGAGGCAATTGAAGAATCCGATTCGAGAATTAGCCAAGTCAAAATCATTTAAGGAGTCAACACGAATGCTTCTTTGTGGTTGGAATAAAGCAAACGAATTTCATTGGAAGCAGATGGGCGATTGGTTTACTGCTGGAGAAAGATTAAACCACAAGATACTTGAATCAATGCCAGTAGATTTGTATATGAATTTTTATCAAGAGGCGGATATCTTACTTGCGCCTTTGCTTGACAATAACTTTAATCGAATGAAGTCGAACCTAAAGGCATTAGAAGCTGGTGCTAAACGGATTCCATTGATGGCAATAAAGCGAGCGCCTTACGATGACATTCCAACGGTGTGTTGGGTTGATAATTGGGAGCGAGATATTAAAAGAATGGTATTTTCAAAACAAATGAGAACTGATTTTGGGGAATCGAATGCTGAATATGTCCGAGATAATTACGATCTATTTAAAATTAATGAGGATAGATTTGCTATTTATACTAAGTTATTAGAATCATAATTAAATTTTAAATATGAATAATTTTTATCATAGTGGAGCGACTGGCGATGTAATTTATGCTATGCCAACGATTCAAGCTTTAGGAGGAGGCACATTGCATTTAGTTTTACCTGATAATTTATATGATACACTTGTTCCTTTATTAGAAGTGCAAGATTATATTTTTGAAATACGAAAGGGGAGGGAATTTATTTCGACAATTTATGATTTAGATTTATTCCGTGAAAATAAAGTTTTGCATTTAACTCATTTAGTCGATTTGCATTTACAAACGTTCCAAATTAAAGGAGATTTTTGGAAAGAAGGCTGGTTAAAAGTTGAGCCGATAAAATCAAATAATAGTTTTATAAATATCACTCCAAGATATAAATCTTTAATTACGGATTGGATTAAAGAAATTAATTTTTTAAAAGATAATTCAGATAATGTTTATTTTATTGGTTTAGAATCTGAATACGAACCTTATAAGCATTTAATAGAAAGGTATGAGATTCGGGATTATTTAGAATTGGCTCAATTACAATTAGGTGCTAAATATATTAGTGGGAATCAATCAAGTTTTATGGCAGTTGCTCAGGGAATTGGTAGAGATTATAGAATGAGCCAAGCTGAAGGGCATACTAATTGCAATCAATTTTTACCAAAAGAAACAATAATATGAGCCGTGTAACCGACAAAGAATTTTTTGATATTGAAGTAGAAAACGGAATAACTCCTGATAATCCTGAATATTATAATTTAATGGATGCAACGGCAAACATAATAATTGAATATGCTAAAGATGTAATTGAGATAGGTGCTGGGATGGGAACTTTAGGAGAATGCTTGCAAAAAAAAGGAATTAATTACTATGGCATTGAGCCGAATAAATATCATCAAAGATTCGCTAAGAAAAGAGGAGTTAAATTAAATGACATAAGTGTTTATCCTGACAATTGTCAAATGGTTGTTAGCATTGAAGTAATGGAGCATTTAACGGATGAACAAATCAAAGAGTATATGAACAATATTAATTGTGAATATTTCTTATTTTCATCAACTCCATATTTTACAACTCCTGAGCAAGATGAGGCTTGGGGTCATATAAATATTAAATCTGAAGAAAAGTGGATTGAATTTTTTAGTCAATTCGGATTTAGCTTAGAAAAGAAATTAACATTACCGACCGAGTGGTCACTTTTATTTAAAAAATAATGCCAAGACTTCCCAAAGATATTGACCAAGAGAGACTGCTTGAATGGGCAGATGAGTATATTGATTACTGCCTTAACTCAACTAAGGAGGTGGCAACGGGTGCTGGAGTTAAGATAATTCGAGAGAGGCATTTACCAACAATTAGCTTCTTTCTTTTAATATGGCTACCAAGACAAGGATTTGAGTTTTACAAAAGGGCAACTTATTACGAAGTACTTTTAAGAGAAGATCATCCTTGCCATAAGATAACCAAGCAGATTGATGAACTATTTAGAGCATTAGCAGCGGATGTCGTAGCTAATGAAGGCAAAGGTATTTTCTATGCAAAGAATCTTTTAGGTTGGACTGATAGAGCGAAGAACGAGGAGAAACAAGAAGTAATAATAAGTTTTGCAAACGAACATAGTACTCCCGAAACCACACAAGAACCAAGCTAAAGTATTAGAATCTAAAGCAAGGTTTAAAGTCCTGATGTCAGGTAGGAGATGGGGCAAATCACTTATATGCCAGGTCATAACTTGCATTGAAGCGATGCAAGGAAAACGTGTGGCTTACATAACTCCAACTTATCAACTTGCCAAAGTATTCTTTGATGAACTTGCAAGGCTTATGCCGAGTAATATTGCAGTTCCAAATCGTAGTGATTTAACTTTTAAACTTATTAGCGGAGGCGAGATTCGATTCTTTACTGGAGAACGATTGGATAATCTTCGTGGTTTAAAGTTTCATTATGCCATTATTGATGAAGCTTCGTATATTCCTGACTTGGAAAGTGGTTGGCAAAACTCAATAAGACCTACCTTAACCGATTATCAAGGCAAGGCAATATTCCTATCTACTCCTAGAGGCAAGAATTACTTCTATTCCTTGTTCTTAAATGGGGTAAATGCCAGTGCAGATTGGGAATCATTCAAGTTTAGCACCTACGATAATCCGTTTATTCTTACTTCTGAGATTGATTCAGCTAAAAAGGAATTGCCAAACGTAGTATTTGAGCAAGAGTATATGGCTAACCCAGCCGAGAACGCTGCGAATCCATTTGGTAGTGACGCGATACGTAAGTGTTTATCAGATTTATCAAGCAATATTGTTAAATGTTACGGAGTCGATTTGGCAAAGTACTCCGATTGGACTGTAATTATCGGTTTAGATAATAGTGGCAATGTGGCTTATTATGACCGATTTCAAAAGGATTGGGCAAGCACTCAAAACATAATCCGCAATTTACCAAAAGCACCGATGTTAATTGATAGTACTGGAGTAGGCGATCCGATAGTCGAACAATTACAACGGGAAGGTATGGATATAGAAGGGTTTAAATTTACAAGCCAAAGCAAGCAAGAATTAATGTTAGGTCTTCAAGTGGCAATCCACCAGGAACGAGTACACTATCCTGAAGGAATGATTAAAAATGAGTTAGAGGTTTTCGAGTATCAATATACATCACACGGAGTAAAGTATTCAGCACCTACTGGATTTACGGATGACTGC